CGCCAACGCGACTGCTCTTTCATCAGACGGTTTGGTGCTCCGCTACGGGTACTTGATGGTCACAACCGTGACCACGCATACCTGTTCCGTCTATGGGCCTACCACCCTTTCGGGTAGGAAAGGGCCCTGGACAACTTCCTGGATAGTTACTAGGAAGGAGCGGTTCCGAGCATCGCCCTACGGTTTCGGCTCCGACCCGGCCAGTTATACTGACCGGCAGTGGAGCATCCTAGGAGCTCTTGGGATTTCCAAGGTTCCTGGGCATCTCATGTAATTCAACATGAGATTCAAGGCCGCAAGGCCTGCCTGCGAGACCGGCATCCGCTGGTTTCGACCCAAGTCAAGGGACGACGCCCAATGTTTACCGAACCTCAGTCAGTGACGATCAGTGGCACTGCGCACTCGCTTCCGCGAGTCGCTAGTGGCGACTTTTCCGGCTCCTTTCAAAAGGATGACGGCACTGTCGCAGTGGACGTTTCGCATCAGTTTGCGAAGCGCGCCCGTTCTACCATCTCGATCGTTCACCAGAAGACCACTGCTGACCCTCTGATCCCGGCGCAGAACGTTCCATACTCCATGACATTTCGTCTGGTGGTGGATCGTCCCCGCTACGGATACATGGTCGCTGAGCAGAAGGCAGTCGTCGACGGATTTCTTGCGTCGCTTCAGGCCTCTTCCGGTGCCAACATCACCAAGCTTCTTGGTGGTGAAAGCTGACAGGCGTGACACTCTTCTGAGTGTTGGCCCTGGTCCCGCAAGGGACCAGGGCACTGTTCGGAACAACATCAGGCAAAGTTTCGGCGACCCCCTTTTAGGAGGCACCGTGCTCACTTCCGATGTGGAAGCGAGTAGACTGATGTCGCTCTTGCAAATGGTTCTCACTGATGTGGGAACCTGGTGTGGCATCTGCACCACTCTCGACTACAAAAGTATCGAGAGACGTGTTGAACACGAGGGGCTTTCGTTTCTCACGATCGCCCTCCCAGCCTTTGGAAAAGACTTCGAAAGAAGCCTCGACCAGGGAGCTGTGGATCCCAGCCTCTTCCTTGGATTTTCAAGGAGAGGAGGTCTCCCCCGATTTCTCGGAGGTTTCCTGGATTTAGTGTTCGACCGACCGTCTGGCCGGCTGCTCCATGTCCCGAATATCGAGGCAATCCGAGCGATACGTCAGATTAGTCTGATGTTCGCCAAGATTGAACTCCCTTGCACAGATGCAAGGGTAGCTGCCGCGATGGACAAGTTTATGGAGTGTGAGCAGGA